CCCTGTCGAGGTGATGTCCTGATAGGAGGCAATACATAACAACTGATTAGCCGTTACTGCGCCCGATAGAACTACCTGAATCTTTTGGTTTGTTGCGCTTAGATACATTAGTATGCGGCTATGTGTGCCATGATTACATTGATTGTTTCCCCGAACCTCCACCCCCACCAATAGCCAACATTGCATCAACAGCCGTCTTGAGTGCTGATGCCGAAGCTACTGATGGGGATGAACAGTCCGTGTAGAGTAGTTTATACTGCTGTCTGAACAGCCCCGTTTCGACCTGATGAGTAGCGAAGATGAAGTAATCACCATCAACAGCAGTCGTGCAATACACCTTTTTATAGATGTACTCACGAGTATCTTCGGTGACTTTGATCTGTGTATCCGAGTAGCTGACGAAGGAGTAGGTCATTATACGAATGCGTATTGGCTAACGTCCTGCACTACCTGACCGATAAGCGCAACAGGGTTTGCCTGTGCTGCACCATTGTAGTACCACTCCTGATATAATCCATTAGAGATAGTCAGGGAGTTGCAACAACCCAAGTGCAATGTGCCGATTTGCGTGTTTACAGTGTCGTATGCTACGGAAAAGTCTTCCGCTGCAAATACGTATTCAAAAGATGATTGTGTTACACCGTCTTCTGAAATGTTAACGGGTAATCCTACTAATTTACCTAATCCTAGTTGAGAGCAGTTACTGATTTCGATTCTTGTAGCCATTTTGTTTAGTGTTTTATTGGTTAGACTGTTGATCTTGTTGTCCTGTATGTTCAAGGAGTAGTAGATACTCCCATAATGTTAATCTTTCAATGTTCACTCCGTAACGCTGTTGCAGTAACGTGCGTTGAATGAATCCCCGTTCGTTTATTCCTGCAAGTTTAGTTGCTGGATGTAGTTCAATTGGGAGTCGCTCACCTCTTTTACCGCTATCAAACATTTCTTTAAAACGTCCTCTGATAGCTTCGGCAAGGGAAGCATATCCTGAAGACGCTGTAATATAAAAAAATGGTCAACCTCTGATCCTGCCTCCTTCCAGCGTTGCACCTTTTCATTGATATAATCGGGGTCAATCTTATACGGGCTTTCGTTCTCATCGAAGTACCGAATGGCCGCAAACTTATAGCAGATGTCTTCGGTTGCAATCGGGAAGGTCAGTCGCTCTTTCAGCATCTCAACAATCTTCACCATGTCCATGATGTTGATTTCCTTCTGATTGCGGAGTACCTTCTCAAACGCTAGAATGAAGTTCTGCAAGTCCTGTTTCTGCAACCGCATATCCCATTCCTCATAGACCTGCAATGCGGCTAATCCACGTGCGGTGAAGGTGTTGAATAAGTCCTTTAGTTCGTAATACTGAACACCCCTGTCGATGAATGCAGGGATGATCACATTACCATCCTGCAAGTCCCATTTCTTAGGCTCTTTTTTGAATAACTTAAGTAGTTTCATAGATTATTTTTAGTCATGTATTCCTCAACTTCCATAGGGATTGATTCTCTGATGTTGCCGTATCGCACGACAAACCCCCTGCGAATCAGTTTCCATCGTCCCGTGTTCCATTCTTTCAGTTCCATCTTACCGGCATGAACCCATTTTTCGGGTCTTCCCTGACAGGCCCACCGTCCTGTATAGGTGAATCCTAGTTGTTCAAGTGTCATAGTTCAAAGTCTAACCAAATTTCATCATCACTATGTCTTATAGCTACTAATATCATTCCTGTTTCATGCAACTCATTAAACCAAGATAGCAACTGATCATATTTAGCAATCAACCTAACACCTAAGAATCTTTCCGAAGGCTGATATACCAATATCTTTTCAACCCATGCAGGTAGTGCATCGAGTATCGCATGATCGTGTAGCTTATCCCACATTCGAGTTTCAAACACCCATCTATCTTCAGGTGTTAACTGATCGTAAGTATGATAATTTATTTCAAATTCCTTTGTCATTCGCTGTCTATTAATTGCCCTAATCGTGTCGCTACGTATGCCAGTGCAGGAACGTAAATGATATACCACAACAGGGATTCAGTATTGAAGTTATGCGTCAACCAATATGGTAGGATGCTATGCACCGAAGCCATACAGGTAGTGCAGTTAAATAATGGTTTAGTCAGGTCGTAGGGAATCTTTGATTCAATCCAATGTCCTAGCTTCTCGAATATCATATCCTCACCGAACGCCAAATGAAGCCCCACAATAGCAGAAGCATTAATTATGAGTAATGCGATAAACGCTATCATGCCGTTTCCGTGTTGGTGATGTTCAGACTTATACAGGAGTAGTTCACATAGCCATAAGTCAGGGTAACAGGTACACCGTTTTCCGTGATGGTTAATGTGAATGGGGAATTATACGGACTAAACAGCCCTGTTGGAAAGTCAGCCGTGTCGATGTCAGCCTCACCGTTCGTATCGGTCGTAGTAGTGTAGGTGTAATTCTTTCCTGATACGTTGTCTGAAATCGTAATGACGTACTCCGTTGAAGCGTCAAGCCCCTGAATTGTAATCGGAGTTTCGCAGTTAACAGCGTACTGTTCATAACATGACAGGCAGTCGGTAGCGTCTTCGGGGTTGACTGATGGGGGACAATCGGGGCAATCCTGACCGAAGTAAAACACTAAGCAGTTTGTACCTCCATTTAATGCACTCGAAGTAAATATTGCACCTACCAAATTTGAAGCCGCATTATCTACCGTGCCTACAATATCAATTGTTAGTATTGGTGCTGAATAAGTGACTGTTGATGTTGTTATTGTACCACTTAAAAGACCCGTAAAAATACTCTCAATGAAGGCTTTTAATGCGGCTAAATCGGTGGTTATATTCCAATTTGTTATAACAGGGCAACCGCCTTGATGAGCTATAAAAATATTGAAATCAGTGGGTGAATCGGATCCCTGTGTTAAATCAAATGTCCCCGACAATGTTACTGGAACTAATGCCATTGCTACAAGTTTTAACCCATTCAGTAGTCCCGTAGTTATGCCGTAGCCGATGGCAAATATACTAGATTATTGGTTGTAATCAACAAAAATGTAATAAAAAAGCCGTGCTTCCAACACGGCTCTGTAAATAATAGTATGACGCACAAACTTAATGGGACTACTTTAAACATGAGAACAGCATGTGCAAACCAATTAAGAAGTGTGCGTCAAAGATACGCGCACTATTAATGAATTACTAAAGTAACCTCGGCATTTATACCAGCTTTATTAAGAGCTGCGGTTAATGCTGTAAAGCAATTACGAACTTCTAGGTGGTTACGTAAGATTTCAACGGCATCCTTCTCTTTACCCTCGTTATTACTATTCATTCGGGATATAATGTGAATTGCATTTTCAAGTGAAATGCCTTCACCAACAGACATTATAGCACCTGTAATCGGGTCAGGCGGGTTTAAACCAGAAATATACTTACTTACTTCAATCAGAAATTGCCTGTTTACTATTACGGTCTTTTCGTTGTCGATAAAATCTACAGGGTCAATTTTTGTCTGACCATCTATATTTTTTGATTCCTTTTCGTTTTCCATGCCCCAAATATAATACATTAACTATTCAATCTCACAAAGTCACCGTAAAAAGTATTTAACGCATAGCGGAACGTGTCAAGTAAATCCGCTTTCCGTACATCTGTCTGCCTGTCCTTAACAATATTCTGCTCATCATCAACCTGAACATACTTCAAGTCCTTGATTAACAACTCACATGAAGGGTCAATCCTAACTGTTTTATTCTGCAATATACTGTTAGTCAATACTCTTGAATCCCTAATGGATGGATTTATTCTTGGCTGTTTCATCTGACCATTAGCAAGACCTAGCATTTGCTGAACAACTGTATAATAGTTAAGGTTTCCTTTGGTTAGTGCTGATCTATTCGCACCTGTCGCATCACCCGTAACTAAATACAATGCTGTCGGATAAGTAGCCAATATCTGTTCGCATAGTTGGTAAATATCCCCATTGCTAACAGCCCATTCCTTGACTACATTTATGGCATTACCATCATCCTGCAACGCAATACACGTAACGGGGTCAACGTTAAAATCGAAGGATAGCATCAGTTCATGACGTTTGTCGTATTTAGCCTCCTGAATATGCTTAGCAGGGTCAAATGAATACGCAAACGGATTGTTAATAGCGTCAACATCTTCGGCTAATATCTCGCACCTGAATGTTAACTCATCCATAGTCAGGCGTAGATTATCAATCTCGTTTGGGTCAATATGAGGATTTGAGTAAGTTGACAGGTTAAACGACCGCCAATCCTTCTTGCCTTCTATTCCTAGCTTAAATAGTTCCTTGAAATAGGTTTGTCCGAACTTAGGTGTTGATAGTATGAAAGCATCGCCCTTGTAATCCAATAGCGTTGGCAAGATAGTCCCATTCCATGCCTCACTGAACTTCTTAGCTTTCTCTGCCTCATCCACAACCACCCGCTTATACTTCCTTCCACGTCCTGAATCTGGATTGTCCATTGACCACATATCAATTATACCGCCAGTGATCAGTCGCAACTGCTTTACCTGCTCGTTTTTTGATTCAATAATATCGTGTAAGTTATTCCTGACCTCTATCCAAACATCATGTAAATCACCGTATGTAGGTGCAAAGTAACCAACAGGAAAGCCGTCTAAGGCGGGGTTAATAATTAGGTCGTTAGAGGCTAGGGTTGTTTTTCCCCACCTTCTACCAATATTCAATACGTTAAATCGGGATGCTTCGGATAATACCTGCTCCTGCCCGTAATGTAATCTCTTGAGTTTAACAATAATTTCACTCACGTATAACCTTTAAGGTGACAAGATTGCCATCTTCGTTTTTTATCTCGGTTCGTTGGAAGTCCCCATATTTTTTAGGCATCATCTTAGAAAGTAGCCATTTACGGGTATCTACACGTAGTTTGTCACGGGCAATTACATTGTAGTTTACAATTTCAGTTCCATCCTCTTTTTTTATGACATCATCGTCCATTGCATCCGCTATTTCCAATGTCATATCTGCCATATAATCAGCCTGTTCCTCTTTTGAGCGCGCGTATTGCTCTAAAAACTCTTTTTTATCAGAGTCTTTTAGCCAATTCATAACAGTAGCCATGCATGGCATATCATCATCGTCACGACAAATTTTACGCAAAGACCTTTCTGATGTGGCTATGCGAATACATAGTTCATCAATTAATTCTTGCGTATATATTGTTGGTCTAGCCATATCTTTCATTCCTTCACCCAATAAACAGGCGTACTATTCGGGATCAACATTACTTCGGGCTTCAATCCTCTTTCCACCCAAAACTCCATGACTGCCGTACGAACCCCTGCCAATGCCCAATCATCGATGATGATAAACCCGCCTGTACTGATATTATCATACAACTCACGAAGCACAAAGATAGTCGGTGCGTACACGTCCATATCTAAGCGCAATATACTAATCTTTTCGGGATAGTCAAACGGTACGGTATTCTGAACCCATCCCTTCACTAACTTCCAGTTGGCTTCACCAGTCCAATCATTGAGGTTCTTAACCACCTGCTCCAATGGATGCACGGTAATTCCTGTACTGACCAACAACTCCTCATCAGGTACCATCACATCATGGGTGATCTCACCAATACCCGCCTGTTCGGTGTCCATCCTCCCCGCACGTTGGATTCCTTCAAAGCTATCATAGCCCCAAAACTTTCGGAGCGTATGACCCTCTGCCTGAATACAACCCTTAATCATCATTGCGAAGTTAGCACCTGCGGCTATTCCACATTCGACTATATCGCCTTCAATACCCATGCCGACCTTATAGCCGAGATCATAGCTATTTCGAAGCGTATCCAATGTTGAATAGGCTGAACCTGCTATCTGTGGGAAGTTATCTGCGGGGTGGGTCATGGTCACATTCCTTTCATGGCTACAATAGCCTGTTGACTGTCAGGTGCAAAAGTAACATATCCTTGCTGATCTTGCAAGTCCAATCCTAATTTATGTGCAATCAGCGACATCACGGACTGATCATGCCGTGACCCCTTACATTCATCCGACTTAGATTCAGTATGCGCTACGTTACTGTGAAGCCCTGCAAATAGCTTAATGTGACCTTTCCACAAGTCAAATATCTTCCTGCCCATCTCATGTGATAGGTCTAACCCGATCATGCCACCTACTACGTGCTGTTGCTCCCTAGCCTGTTCACGGCTATACCCGAAGGCGTTTAGCTGATCATCCGTACACCACCAGTTATTGAACTGCTCGTGATTCTTTAACAGGAAATAGCCATGTTCACGGATATGATCGAAGATAGGTGCAGGGTCTTGTGTCAGCCATGCCGATGAATCAAACCACAGCATAACGGGGTTAGTAACTGATACAGCATGCATGCAGTAGACCTTAAAGGCGTAGGGTAGTTCCTTATGTGTAGGGCAGAATGGTGGATAATGGGTGTAGCCCATGAACTGCACGTTATACGGCTCACAGGACTGTCGAAGCCGTTGGATACCTTGCGGATACCAGCCTCCCATGCCAAATGATACGATTGCGGGAGTTGTCATGGTTTCAGTTTTTAATTGTTATTTAGTTAAATTCTTTTTCTTTAAAATAGGACTTAATACTTTCAATGTCTATGTAATCAAGCGAAAACCACTCCCCTCTTACTCTTTTATCTCGATATTTTTCGTGCAAGAATTTTTCATCATTTGTAAACCCACTCCAGTATAACATTAGTTCAATTGTTGGCTTTTCAGATTGTAGTGTTTTCTCTCTAATTGTTGGGTTCTTAGACCTTCCGATCTTGTATAATCCAGTGTTTTTATCAATCATCACATATATTTGTGTGGGCAAATTATAATTTACTCCTTTTGGTGCTTTTTCTCCTAAATCGCACACATGAAGGTGCATACCATAATCAATAATAACATTAAATTCTTCATCTAAAACTGTTATTGGAACTGTCGGATGTAAATTATTCTCATAATCTCTTTTACAAAGCCTTGTTGTTGTAATTTTTATGTATTTTGCTTCTCTGTTTTTTCCATAATACCTAAGAACATTATAGTTTTTTTCCAAAAAATAATCTGTTACGTAAAATATATCTCCACTTTTTGGCATATATTTTTCTTTTATAATAGCCTTATTTTTTTCAATAAAAGTAACTTTTTTTTCGAGAACCTCCTCAATCTGTAATTCTAGTTTTCTTTTTTCTTCATTTAAACTATTGAAGAAACTATGTATTTCTTCTTTTTCCATACTTTCAGTTTTTAATGGTTATTTTCTTGATCTGTAACGGTAATAATAAATTGTTTCAGGCACAAAGTACGATGATTTAATCAGCCCCGACTTAGATAGCCTCATTGAGTAGTCGAAATCTTCCCCATGCTTTAGGTCAGAATACCCGATCTGACGGGCTATCTCTGTCTTGATAGGGTTTAGATGGTTGATAGGTCGGAAGTATTCAACCCTGCCGTTCTTACGCTTCTCAAACCATTTTGTATGATCTGCCGAATGCTCAAACACGTGCGGGTTTCTACCATCGGTGGTGATTAAACCTCTGAACCCTACGCAATCCACACCCTGCGCTAATCCTTCAAATATCAACTCAAAGTATCGGGCGTTCACCTGATCATCAGCATCAATAAAGACAATGTACGGTGTTTGCGTGTTGTCGAGTAGCTGTTGCCTGTAATCCCCGATGGATCGTGAGCCGTCATTAGGTAGCGACATGAACTCTACGGGGTAGTTTTTAGCGTATGCGTGTAGCTGTTGGATCAACGGATCGTAAAACCGTGCGTCCTTGTGTCGATATGGGATGCAGACGGTTAGCATTAAAGGTCAAAGTTTCTAAGTTTCCGTTGTTTATACACTTTCTCCCCGATCTTCCATGCCTCCTTACTGTTCTCCCGTTGGTAGGTCGCATCCAGTTTAGCCTTACCATTCACGTAGTGCCTGTGTTCAAAGGTCAGGTGTTTAGCGGGTACATACGCCCCTAACTTCTTCGCTACGTCCGTGAGGTCATTATCGGCAAACATACTGAAATACTGCCCGTAGTAGACATAGCCAACACGACTATAGAATTTACGGTTCAGAATTGGTAGTGTGCAGATGTCAAATTGGATGGTATCGTGAACATGAAGCAGTTGAGGGGTTTCAACGCCCTTAAACTCTAATTCTATCCATTCATCCCAATTACGGGGGCATCCGAAATCATCGGACATCACTACGATTATATCGCCAGTGGACTGTTTAGCGGCTACATTCACCGCATCGACTATCGAGCGGTTATTATTTAGCAGTATGCAATCCTCATCAAATAACTGATAGTATTGAGCGTGTTTCGGGTCAAGTGTGTCTATACTGATGAAATACTCGAAATCCCCTGCGCTGTTGTTCATCCATTCATCATAGGCTTTACGTGCCTGTTCGGGTCTACCCCGTGAAGGGTGTATGAGGCTGATCATTTTCGGTAGTTTATTTTGATTAGTTCAATTACTTCATCTAAACTCCTGCATACGTGATAACTCCACCCGCAGTTGATTAGTTTTAATTCCCATTCGCTTTGCGTGTCGGTTTGGTTATTCCTGCCTACTTTGAGTTCAATCGCCATGCCGTCATATTCACCATGAGTATTGAAGATCAGGCAGTCAGGTACGCCCGCTTTCATGCCTTTCGCTTTTAATCGCTTCCCAGCTACGGGGTTTCTCTTGCCTTCATTCGGTACGTGACACCATGTTAACCCGACTGCATCTAGGTAGGTCGCAACGGCTATTTGCAAATCATCTTCGGTCATCGTTCTTTCCATTCCTGACAGCCTAATGAGTAATGATCATCGGGGATGCCCTGCCATTGATTAGCCCATTCACGTAGTGCTAGGCTCATGTATTCATTGCCTTTCGATGATGTGCGCCTCCATGCTGATAGTGCATATCTAGCACCGTTGACATTGATACTCCCGATCATGTCGGGGTGTTTATCGGTTGCCTTATCGGGGTTCTCAAATAGCACCCCTTTGCCTAATCCTGACGGGTCTTTACTCCCCGAATCCCATGCAGATAGGCTGAATTTGCCCTGATCTGTTTGGAAGTTACCCCGATAGATCGGGTCTGTTTCTTTCTGTGTGCGGTCGTTCTTGAATAATACGCCTGAATTTACCTTCGTTTCCATATCGCTTGTTAATGGAGGCAAATATAGGTTATTTTATAAATTGAGCAAGTTCACGTTCGACAATAAACCGTTGACAGGCATTTTTCACCTGATTGTTCAGGTCGGAGTCGGACAGTTCCCGTAGTTCGGATAGTGTAGTCGCTTCCTTCTTTGCTTTGTCGATCTTTCGGGTGATGATGTCGTACTGATCCTGCCATATCTGTTTTTTTTCTTCCAACGGTATCCAGTCCTTTCCTTTCTCCGCTTCGAGATGATCATAACACCTGAACCAATCCCATAAATCGGGGATGCGGTTGTTCTGCACCGTAAACTGCACCAATCCAGCCCATAGCTTGGCGTTCCTGATATGATCTGGTTCTTCTGGGTGTGTTCGTGGCTTCATCGCTTCTTCCCGCCTCTTATGGTCTAAAATTGCTTTGCGTTTAGTTTCCTTGTAGGCAAACAGGCAATCGTTAATGTATTTGATTGATAGCTTACCGTAAGCCTCCACGTAGGTTTCATTCTCATGGTTTAGATTAGTCACAACCGCAAGTTCAACTTCCTCTAATGTAGACTTAAACCAATGATCTTGTGCATAGTTTAGCATTACTTCAATCTCTTCGGAGGTCGGCATCATGTCGGCCGACAATCCTAGCATAACCTTAAACCTGGCTAACAGTGCTGTGAATTGTTGGCGAAGGTTCTCAATGTAGATTATTTTAACGCCACTACTGGCCTGTATTACCCGTTGTGGGAGCGTTAACTGTGTCGTACCAATCTCGGAGTTTGTCCATTTCTGAACGGGCAGATTTTGTTTGCTTTCCATCTTTTGTTTGTTTTTTTAGTTCTGTCTTAATCCAATTAACACAATGCCTACGGAAATCGGCAATGGTGTTGTAATGTTCCTGTGTTGCTATTGCATGGTCATTAAATTCATTAATCCAAAATACGGGGTTATTTATTTTACAGGTTCGCATCACAACTTCCTGCCAACCCTCATCGTTTACGGACTTTTCAAAAAATCCCTTTTCCCCCATACCCCCTATACCCTTAATATCATTTATATTTCTATTTTCATTTTCCATATGGGTGTCCATATGGGGCTTCATATGGGAGTCCATATGGGGTTGTTTCTTTTTAGGGTTAGAAAGGTTGTCATGCCTACTTTTTACAAATTTCTTGCGCTTTTCTGCTTCAATCTTCATGCGGTCGTTCCGATAAAACCCATCTGTTTCTAATACAAATTTTAATCTAACAGGGCTATCTTGCGGGACTTGCTCATCAAAATAATCCTTGTTGATCCCGCCTGATTGGTGCTGAATACATAGAAGTCTAATGTATTTTCCTGCCTGTGCATCCGTGAACATGGCCGTCCCTGATAGGAAATCAGAGGTGTAAAATAATACAGCGGGGTCTTTAGCCATATCTATACGGTTAGCCCTACAAAAACATTACGTTTACTCTTAGAAGCAACAACAGTTCCATGCTTTCTAAAATATCCTAACACATATTGTAAAGCCTCATAGTTGTCTTCACAATTATAGTTGCACCAATTAGGATGCTTATTCTCTAAACACCTTTTTTTTACTGGTATTAACTTGTAGACCGTTTCAGTTTCATTGTCTACAAAATATGCTGGTGATACAGTTCCCATATTAAATAACAAACCCATGTCGGGTTCAGAGTAGCGGCTCATCCCCCAACATGGGTAATCAATGTCGTTATTAATCGCAGTCCGCTACCTGCTTTTAAAGATGCAAATATACTAAACTATCTGCGTTTTCCAAATCTTTTCTTTCCTGATCTGCCAATCCATTTATGGCTATCAATGTGAAGTACCGTCCCGATGGTGATTAGACCTCCACCTATGTAGCCAAGTTCAGGAATAGCCATATCAGCCCGTTTAGCTTCCATTGATGTGATGATAGCCAACACCCCGACTAATGACAGCAGAGTGCCTGATTTGAACTCCTGATGGCTACGGTATAGATTGTACTGCATATCCTGAATGGATAGCGTGTCTTGTGCCTGTACTGTCGATGACAGTAGTAAGGCAATGATGAGTTTTTTCATAGGGTTAATTTACATAGGTTAATTGTTGCACTACACAAAATTTTGTCGCACTGACCTGCTCACGATGGATGTATCCAAACTGAACCTTCAATGTGATGATAGCATCAATCAGGAGGCATTTAAACCGTGCTACCCGTGTATGGCGTTGGGCTACTGTTTCAACGAATGACTGTTCCTTGTCAGACCATCTGACCTTCACCTTATCATGGTATTTCAGATACTGCTCATAGGCTTTATTGAACTCATCATGGTCAGGAACGATACCCCTGTATCTTCTGTAAAACTCGTTTTCTAGTTTAGCCAGTTCACGGTTTACGAAGGCTTGGTTAATCTGTTCGGGTTTGTTGATCATGGGGTGGTGGTTGATTTTATAATCGAATTAATTTTCTTTACCATTGCATCATGTCTTATGTATGCTACATCTCCTTTGTTTGGCTTATCTATGTATTTTACAATAGGCATACCGTCTTTGTTTTTGAAATGACCATCTCTCAATAAATCATTCAACACTAATTCTCCTTTTAATGCTTCCGTCAAACCTTTCATCTCCCTCTCCATCTCTGCGATGCGGGTGGAGTATACGGATAGTTTTTCTTTAAAATAATTAATTGCAAGTATAGTTCCTCCTGTCAAATCATTATACTGTGCAGGACTTGAATATTTAACCTCAATTAGCTTTAAATAGTGTTCTCCAAATATTTCCCGCATCAATCCCTCCTCATCACTCGGAAGCGATGGGGATGGGAGGGAGGATTGTAACAGATACATTTCCATTGCATGAATGATTTGATTATTCATTTCATTACCATTCAATCCGTAGCGAATATCTCCAAGTGTATTTTTCAATATTTCTTCTGCTGTTTTCATATCATTTTGCGTCACTCCGCCGAGGGGGTTAATTTCGCCAATCCTGCCGATTAGTACAGGATAAGCGAAGGTTTTGTTCGTGAATAATATGTTACCTGCCATTTTCAGAGTGCCACTTCCTATGACAATTTCCACATAACGTAATTCCGTTATTTACATCGTTCCTTAGTTCGGGATGACTTTTATATTGCTTAATATGGTGAGCGTGTAAATCATAAACGCTTCCACATTCGGTGCATTTTTTATCCCTTTCTTTTACAAGCGCAGCCCAAGCCTGATGCAAAAAACCTGTTTTTCTTTTGCCTACTTTTGGTGCTATTGATTTTTTTTGTATCTGTTTTAATACTACAATTTCAGTATCATCAAATCTTGAAATACCAAAATACCTTTCCAAATCTTCCTGTGGTGTTGTGTGTTTTAATATTTCTTTTACCATGTAATCTAATACACACGATGCTTTTGTTGTTTCAACTTGAGCTAAAAAACTAACAACTACATCATCTGGTTCTGCAATCACATAAGTTAAGTCCTCGTAATATTCATCACCATCTTCATCAATCTTGCTTTCAATTTTATTTTCTTCTGCAATTTCATCTATGTAATAATAATTGTCAGCATTTAATAAGTGAGCGTATTTTGTAGGTGTTGCAAATCCTATCAACTCATCCGTTCCCCTATAATTCTCTATTGTAATTAACCACCCTTTAAATTCATACTGCTCAAATACCGTAGATAAAACGGCAGGTAACAGCACATTTGCAATAGGCGGGGCTTCCTGCTCCATTAAAAGTTTTTCGTTATTATCAAGTTCTGTTTTCATATCAATATTTTAGTTATTAATTCCCGCACATCGCAAATCTGCAATACGTTATCGGTAAGGCTGTAAATCCTCCTCAGACCATTGGTCATCTGAATTTGAAACTAAACCACGTTCACGCCATCCTTTGCCATATTTAATATTCATTTGTTTTCTTGCCTCACCAATACCAACACCTTGTTCATTTACAAGTATTGCAATTTCCTTTCTAATTGATGCAATCTTCTTTTCGGCTGGCGTTCTTTTGTAATTACCTTTTGGCGTGTAGTATCTTTCACTACTTCCAAACATTTCTTCATCAATTAATTGTTCTGCTATATCTCCCATTTTATTTAAGTTTGTGAGAAGCCCTACCTATAACAGCACATAGGCAATATGGCGGGTTCTCGGTTAATATTAAATTCTCTTTTTAAAATCAAGTTTAAATAATCGTTCCGTTACGGCAACTCAAACACATCTACACCTCTCCAGTATTCTTTTATCGCTATTATCCTTGCTTCTTCTTTGAAGTGTTCTAAATCTTCTTTAGTGCTGTTTTTGGCTTCATGGCGGTTTATGAAGTTGGTAATCTCGGAGCGTTTATTGCCTACGCAATTTAGCCTTGACCGCTTCTTTTTTTCAATCACATCCTTTACCGCTTGTTCGTATA